GCCGCATTATCCATGCCTTTAAATATTTCATTCATATTAAATCACTCCTATTAAAATTTTCATAGATTTAATTCCTTCGGTTAAAATATACTCGTTGTTTTCTATTTGTTTAATACTTGGATTCGTCATTGCATAATCAATCGGCACTTGTACTTGCAATCTCTTTCTACTTGGGTACACTACCTTGACAGGAATCGTCTCTGGTGCTGTACCGTCAAAACTAATGCCTTCTGGTTGTTCATCTAGTGGAACAGTGCCTAAGCCGTATTCCCAATATAAGACTTGCACGTCTGGATATTTGCCTAAGTTGTGCGTAATCGAAACCACTTGATTATCTGCGGTTAATTGATTGATTTGGTTTTGTAAGTTTCCTGCTTGATTGCTATCTAACTCATCTTGCAAACCACTCAACCATGTTTGAAACAATGCTTGTTGGTCGGTTAGTAGTTGCTCCAAGTCCAATTGGTTATTGTCTGCATTCGCCACAAATTCATCAAAGACTTGTTGTAACATAGAATGATACTGTTGTTCCAATCCACTGACAGATAATTCTTCGTATGGAGTGGAATACCCACATACCGATTCATCTGAGCGTTTATCCGTTATATTTCGATTTAAAATATTTGCTGTGTTTGAATCTACATTGATAGTCGCCAGTTGAAGTTCGTATATTTCTTCGTCCTGTCGAACTGTAGTGTCGCCCTGTTTATATGCTAGTGTTATATCTCGAGCGGGTATATCCAACCGAAGAATCACACTGTCGGTTCGATTTTGCGTTGTACTAGCGACAGGCACGTTGATGGCTACATCTTCTGAGTTTAAATATTGACGGCCGTTCAGTATAGCCGCTCCACTTTTAACAATTACTCGCATCCCCGACGTAGCTGATTCTGTAACGCGTAGTGCGTTGCCTATTGTCGCTATTACGCCATTTGTAAATAAGTTATCGTAAAACAATGCAAAATCTGCGTCGCTATAAACCCTGTCTCCATTATTATCAGCGAAAGGGAAAGCCCATTGCGCCATTTAATCACCTTCCTTTACTTTTTCATATCACGTTTAATCATTTCAAAAACATTCATACTTTCATTTTCCCAAATGGGCGTCAGATGATGTCCCTGTTCATCCCATGTTTCTTCTACGCCTGCTAAAACGGCCGTTTTACTCAAACCTAGCGAACTGGATTTAATCGTCACCCGATCGCCTACATCGTAGTCATCGCCGTATTTAAACAGACTGCTCTTTAAATCGATATCGCCACCAATTGTAAATGTCTTATTATGTTCTGCCAGTTTACTTCGACCACGCGTGCGCAACACCTCTAAATATTCAGCATTTGACATCATCACACCATCATTTTCTTGTTGTAAGTCTCTGGCATCCACATACAATTCTTTACGTTCTAATCCAGTAAATTCATCGCCTACAATGACTTTCTTACGTTCAGCACCTTCTCCCTCACCGAGTACTATGGCTGTTGTGCGCTCATCATAATTGGCATTGTGGTAACTCTCCGACATCAAGTTCTCATATTCTTTCGAAAACTCCACTACACCCGATAAATCACGCCCTTTGACGAACTCCACCGTATTATTTGGTGAAGAGATTGACGTTGCATGTTCTTTGATTCCAAAGCCATAGGTCAGCGCTAAGCTTTCTATTTCCTCCAGCACATCGCCGTAGCTGTTTTGATAGCGAATGCTTCCGCCTGTTAAATTGCCAGGGGTTTTAATATTTAGATAGTTAATGTTTCGTTTGCTGCCGCTTAATTCATTCGTCAGATGATCATATGCGATTTGTTCGGGCCGGGCTTGTCGATTATAGTTGCGCTCAATTATTCTGTCCTCCACTTTGCCTAACAAGCTTTTCCCTTCAATCGCGAACTCGCCAGAGGTTGCATCTGCCATCACAGCATTATCAATATAATAAAAGCACCCATTTATCAGTAGGATTGTGTCGGGTACTAAAAGATGTACTGCTTCTACGGACAAAGGATGCGTCAAGCTAAAGTTATTTGTTTTGTAGTAATATCTGCCTGTCATAAGCGATTTAAAGTTATCAATAATTGCCGTCGATTCATAATTAAAGCCTGTCGTGCCGATTCGACTAAAAACTTCGATTTCCATACTTACACCCCCAGCACTAACGGTGTAAAATTCAAGGTTCCCATCACTAGATTCACTTCATCATCCGCTTGAATTTGGAAGTAGTTGGCGCCTTTCTGAATTTGGAGAAAGACACTTTCCGGCATCCGCTCACTCATTGCGTTCGTTGTTTCACCATCAATCTTTCTGGTTACTCGTTTTTCCCCTCGCACGGTACTGATTTCAAACTCTGTACCTGCTGGGTAAGTTCCTTTAAATCCAAAGTATTCTTGTGTCAATACATTGTATATTCGTGGATTGGTGACTTCTCCATTCAGTCTCATTTTAAAGACGCCGCCCACTTCCACACTTCCGCTATTGTCCACCTCGATAATTTCGCCGCTGACCAAACTGGCAAACACAAAATCATCCGTTAAAATTAGCGGAAAACTGAAATTGTTTTCAACTTTACTCAATGGAATCAGCGAATCATAGACAGAAGTGTCACGCCAGTATGGATCGAGTGCCTTTAACATAATTTGAAATGCCTGTGTTCTTTTAGTGTCACTCATATCAAAGTTCGGCGCATGATCAATCTCCACGTCAATCACAAACTTTTTATCATATTCTTCATAATGCAAAGATCCGTTAATTTTTGGGTTAAATATTTTGGCAAGTTCTTGACGATGAATCATCAATTCCTCATTTGACTCAGCGACGATTGTTCCTTCAATCAATAAATCTCTAATCACGAGCTTATCATCAACTTTTATAGCTCCATCCACGCCAAACATCTCAGTAGAAGTGATTTCATTTTGAACAGGTCCAAACCCTTCTATATTCTGTAAGATGTATGGCGGTCTTTCATAAATTTCTATTGTATTGCCTTCTGCATTCGTATATTTAATTGTTTTCATTTTTAACCTCATTTCTAAAGGTCATAAGCAATTCTTTGTAGGCTTAATCTCGTTTGTCGAGCAATTTCACGTTCAGTCAGTGGTTCAGGACTGTAATTATTATTTGTCACGCTTATCTCTCTTTTATCTCTCGGTTTACTTATTGCTTGATCGCTTGAAAATTCACCTGACAAAGTGTGAGCCATCTCATTCTGAAAAGTAGCTGATTTAAAACCATTCAATTTATCAGTAAATACTGATGGTTTAAATTCTTCAGCCAACTCATCTCCCATATTTCTTACAGTTGATTTAACTGTTTTAAAATGATCAACAAGTCCTTTGTTAAGTCCACCCATAATGGCTTCTCCAGCAGGGATTAGCAGTTTCCTATCATAAGAGATAGGCCCTTTATTTTCTGCTATCCAACCGCCAATGCCTCCAACAAAATCCTTAACTCCATTCCAAGCTTTTTGTAAACCGCCTAAAAACCCCTCCATAATTGCGGTACCAGCGCCACTTATATCAATATTCTTTAGACTATTAAATATATTTTTAATATTGTTTACGATTCTTGTGATGCTTGCTCCCGCTGAAGAAACAGCACTTCGAATTCCGTTCCACGCTGCAGATAGAGCCGTTCGTAATGAACTCCCTGCTGAACTTAAATTTGTGAAGACAGATCGGACTCCATTAATAGCAGTTCTAATTGCTCCTCCTGCTGATGAAATTGCAGTCCGAATAGCACTCCAAGCTGTACTCAATACATTCCTTAAGGAACCTCCTGCACTGCCTAAAGCTGTAAATACAGTCCTTATTCCACCGATTGCACCTTTAATGATATTGCCAGCTGTTGTTACTGCTGTTCGAATATTGGTCCATGCACTTCTCAGAATATTCCCTAAAGAGGTCCCTGAGCTACCAAGGTTAGCAAATAATCCGATGACTACTCCAACCCATTCAGCGACCTTTGTTAGAACAGGTGTAATTGCTTGAAACTTCTCCACCAACCATTGTACGACAGGCGTTAAAATTTTAATCACTGTAGTAACTACACCGAAAGCTGCAGAAACTCCTATTAAGATTCCTTTAAATACTCCGCCTAAAAATGCACCTAATATTTGTAAAACTGGCATTAAAGCACTTGCTAAGGTTGAAATTAAAGGTTGAGCTGCATTCCACATACTTACGAAAGAATTAACAACCATGTCGATTGCAGGGCTAACTATTGACATCATGACTGAAAAAGCATTTGTAATTGCCGGAATAATTGCTGTGATGACTGCTTGTAAACCGCTAAAATCTAATTTAGTAAAAGCTATAGCAATCGTGTCAATGATTGGCGTAATTGAGGCCACAACCGTTTGAAACATACCGGGTAATTGACCAAAAGCGGTTTGGAATGCTCCAACGATCGGTTGCAAAGTTGCTTGAATTTTTGTGAATATCCCGTCCATTCCTGAACCAATACCAATGCCTAATTGTTCCATCATCTGAGTGCCTGCTTGGGCTAAAAATGGAGCAAATTCAGTTAAAAAGCCTCCGATAACTGTCGGTAGATTACCTAATACTCTCCCAACCATTGGCAAGAAATTATCAAACAGAAATGTAGAAGTTGTTTGCGCCAGTGCACTCAAAGAAGGTTGAATATTTTCTCCTAAAGCCATGTTTCCTAAAACATTCCTCAAAGATGCAGCCATCGCAGCAAAAGACCCGCTGACGGTTTCTTCTGCTTCCAAAGCTGTTGTTCCAGTTATTCCCATCTCCTCTTGGATAGCGTGGATAGCATTATACACATCCGCTAAGTTATTAATATCGTACTTAACACCCGTTAGTTTTGTTGCATCCGCTAAAAGGCGTTCCATTTCAGTTTTTGTTCCGCCATAACCCAATTTTAGGTTATCTAGCATCGTGTAATTCTCTTTAGCAAATCCTTGATATGCATTTTGTATATCCTGTAAAGGTGTCCCCATTTTGTTCATGTTATCCGCCATATCAATCATCGCCATGTTTGAAACTTTAGCCGCTTCATCTGTGTCTCCACCTAAGGATTGAAGTAAACTCGCACTAAAACTTGTAACTTGTTCCATATATTCATTGGCAGAGGTTCCGGCTGTACGATAAGCTATATCAGCGTTTTTAAGTACTGTATCAGCACTATCATTAAATAGAGTTTCGATACCTCCGATAGATTGCTCCAGTTTTGCACCTTCTGAGACTGATTCTGATACTACTTTTGCTACCGCAGCCCCAACTGCAGCCGCAGCTGCTGCAACAGCCACCTTCATTCCGGTTGCAATTTTACTTCCAGCACTTTTTCCTGCAGCAGTTGCCTCTGGATCCAATTGCTTTTGAATTGAACCACTAATCCCTCTTGCAGATGGCATAATTTGTACATATGCTTGTCCTAATTCGGTTGCCAAATACTACCCACCTCCAATCAATTTACTTCTCATCTCTTCGTACTCCTCACCAGAATTAAAAATAATTGTATCGTCCGTTTTTTCATTCTTACTACTTGGCGTCAGTACTTCCACCATGGATTTAGGACGGTTTCGGTTGTTTTGTCCATCTTTTGTTTTGAACCAGACTAATAAGCTTAAGCGATCAAACATACCAGCTAATAAATAAGTTTCCATATTTTCGTTTAAACCAGACATAATTCGCTTAATTCTTGAATCATCTTTAAGCCCAATCGCAAAAGTAGCTACCAGCAAAGCTGGTAGCTGTTTGTAATCATATATTTGATAGACTTCGCCCAAATCACATATCAAAGCATCCTCGTTAACGCTAATCATTCCGGCAAGGGTGATTATTTTTTTGTTTCAGCTTGCCCTTCAAAAATTTCTGTAATTTCATCTGATAATTTTTCAGCAGGAACAATACCATTTTCTGTGCGAACATGTTCTTTTAATTTTTCCTTTTGGTCCTTGCCTAGCAGTAAATCAATAACCTTCGGGAGCATTAAAGGATTTTCTTCTAACTCTACGATATATTCTAAAAGCTCATAGTTGTCTAATCGCTCTTGTTCTAGCTCATACTTAAAACCACTTGTAGTTGTGCCTGTTATTTTTTTATTCGCCATTATTCATCACCTGTACTTGAAGTCGTCTGTGATCCAGAAGGTTTTTGAATATACTCGTAGTGTGTATTGCCTTCTCCATCTGGAAATGCACTAAGTGTTGTTTCATAGCCAATTGGTTCTCCATCTACATAAGAAATATCTCCTAATTCAGAAATCTTTCCATTAGGGACAACGATACGCTTTAAGACTCCGCCTTTTAAAATTGTATCTACAACGATGCAATGCTCTTCTAATTCTTTTGAGTTTGCCTTAATTTCAATTCCAGTATCTAATGTTCCTGTTACATTATCTTGACCATATACTTCTTTTAAAACATCAACATTCGTTGCTTCAATGAGGGTATACGCGAAAGAGTCCGCCTTTTCCGTCTGCACACTTGCTACAATATCGCCTCCCCAAGCTCTGACATTTTCGTTCTCTGGAGAATTCGTGTTCACCATTCCATCTTCCGAAACATAACCTAAACTTTTGAACGCATCATCTAAAGTGCTAACTGCATCAGTAGGTAAGGTTGTTCCTAAAGGTGCTGACCAAATTGCTCCACCGATTTTCGGTTTTGCCGTCGATACATTAATTGCATTTGACATATTTAAATCCTCCTAATAATGATTAATATCGAACACCGCTTGATAGCGGTATTCTTTCGTTGTGGTATCTGTAAAATTATAGTCACTGTTGAGATTGATTCCTCTCATTTCATCCAGCTCAATCATCTGCTCAACCACATCTTTAACTTCTTCATTTAACTTTGACGCTTGATATTTACTTTCTGCGTAACTTTGAAATGCAAAAACAGACGAGGGCAAATAGTTACTTTTACCACCGCCTGTTTTATCTAGTAAGACATACCGCTCGGGCACATTATCTGGTTTTTCTAAAAAAGACGGAACGTCTAAATGATCGTTTAAGTAATTATTAATAATAACTTCAATCATTTACCGCACCGCCTTGAGTAGTGTATTATTTTTTAAGTTGTCTCTTTTTGCTTCAAAACTTTCAGCACTAACCATCGCATTTGCACGGTTTTTACCAACATAGACATCTTGTTTATATCCATCACCAGCTCGGTTCTTAATTGCTGTAGCTTTATCTGTCAAAACAGTTTGCATTGCTTCAGACTGCATTAGTTGACGTACACCTGCACGGTTTAATTTAAAACGTATCTTACTCATAACGTTCCACCGTCACTTTCTTATTCCATTTCAAAGGTATTAAATCTTCAATACCTTGTAATGGGATTCCAAACACTCGCCAATCTTCTCCAAAAAAATGGACTTTTTTATTCTCCCATTCGTGTGCGTCGCCCTTAGGAATAGCAAGCGTGTAAACTGCTTTTCGTCCGGTTAGATTCATTGTGTTAATAACATCATCGCTTGATGTAGGACTTACCAATACATTTTCAACTTCAATTGGTATTTCCTCAATGATTGGAGCACCAAAAGGATCGGTTCCAGTTTGTTGTTCATCGTACAGAATGACTGAAATGCCTTTAATCATAGTCATAAGGCTCGATCACCCCATAACGTTGTTTTCTAAGTCCGAGTGCTTTTAATTCGTCACGTTTAATGAATAGCCCACCACCAGGAGTTAAAAATGTTCCTGACATCGAATAACCAAGCGCAGATTGAGAAAATTGAGACATAGGTTCTTTATCTGTTGAAGTCATAAGGGTTCTTGCGACTATATCAACCGTGACAGACTTAACAACATCTTTGTAAGCAATACTATTCGCAATCATTTCATCAATGTCCTTGCCTACATTGTAAGCCTCTACTCTTAATCGATTAGAAACTACTGATAGTAATTCTTCAGCTCTATTTTCTTCATCTTGTTTCAGTGGTCGCCATAAGTTATTCAAGTCTCTAACTGTAGCAAATGATTCCATAATCACATCACCTATTCAAAGGCAGCAACGATCGCAGCAATTCGCGCATCCTTATTTTTCTTATCGTCAGTTGTGAGTTTGATTCCTTGTTCTTCTGCAAACTCTTCTAATTCTTTATTTGTCATACCTTCTAAATCAACTTCTTCTTCAACGTATTCCTCTTCTGTTTCTTCTTGTTCTTCCGTTTCTTTAGCTGCTTCTTTTTTTATTAATTCCCAATGTTCACCAAAAACTGTAAAGGGACTATCAATGATAGCCCCAGTTTTATTGTTTCTATAACGCATTTTTATGCCTCCTTAAGCAGTAGCTTCAGTTACTCGTGCAAATGCTTCTGGTACTAATACTCCCCATCCTAAGTAAGCTTCAGCACGTAGATAGACTTGATTATAACCTTGTAAGTCATAGCCAGAGTTGTCTGGATCACCGTATGGGATAATTTCTAGTGGAATTTCTTTTGCGTAACCCCATTTAAAGCCTTCTTGGAAGTTTCCAACATACGCACGTGCATTATTAGCTGCCATGTCTGATACAGTCTTATTAACTTGAGTACGTAAGCCGTTAATTGTATCAGGCGCATTCCCCCATGCTAATTCTGGGAATAACGGTGTGCCGTCTGTACGTGTTTGGCCAGCTAATGCAGAACGTAAACTTGGTGCAATAGCCATTCCAGTAATTTCTTCATCATCCACTAGAGAAACGGCTGTTTCAATAATTCCATTAGCACTATCCATGCCTAATGGCGCTTCAACACCTTGAGAAACAGCATCATCAAAGTTATTGTCTCCAATTACTGTTGATGCCTCACCTGTACGTGGGTTTACTCCATGAAATGCCATTAAATCTAAACCACGAGCTAACTTTTTTGCAAACCCATCATTAAATGCTTTAAGAATATCAATGCGCTCTTCGTCAGTTGCATACTTAAACTCATCTGATACTCTTGCACCATATTCCACTTTAATTGGAACAATTGTACGCGGCGCTAATGAAATACCACCATGAGATTTCTTGCCTGATTCTGCTACAACATCAATTTCTGAATCCATTGTGAAAACGAACTCTTTTTTTCCATTAAATGGAATAGGTTCTTGTTGTGATAACACTGCAAGAGAAGACTTTCCTCGTACTTTATTAACTAAGTCAGTTACTAATACTGGATCAAATAGTGTTCCTCGTTCTTGTACCATAAATTATTACTCTCCTTTTAAGTTTTCTAGCATACTTGAGTACGCTTGTTCTTCCATATCAATATTTTCCGGTTCTGTTGGTTTAAGTGGCAATGTCTGAGGCTTATTAACAAATCCAGATAATTTCTCAGCATCTGCTTTAATTTCTTCTTCAGTTTCACCAGATAACCGATCCGCTAAGTCTAGTGGTATTCCAGCTTGAATAGCGACATTATTTTTTAAGTCTTTTAATTTGTACTTTTCAACTTCAGTCTGCAACTCTTCCAAAGTCTGACTTTCACTTTCCAAAGTTTGAATTTTTTCATTGGCCGTTTTCAGTTCATTATTTTTGGTGTTAAATTCATCTTTTGGAACATATGCTTTGCCCTGTTCTTCCTTCAATTCTTTTGCTGCAGCTTTATGGTCAAATTTTCCTTCTTCATCAATGTGTTTCTTTAATATTTCTTCAATATTCATTACTTAATTCCCCTTTTCCTTTTTATTCTGGTTGGTACCAGTTTTGGGTTGCCAGTTATTCTGGTTGGCGCAGTGTAGTTTAGTGTCATTTCGGACAATAAAAATAGCCACCACTCGATGAGTAGTAGCTTAATATCTAATCTTTTGTTGTTTAGGTTCTTTAGCTTCTGCACAAGCCCACTGTGCTAATATCATGCTATCCATTAACGCAATGTCATTTTCTTCAATTTGAGATCGATAACCAAACCCACCATGCGAACCAATATTTCTTTTATCACAATTAGTAACGACTTGAAATAATGATGGTTGGCTCTTATGAGCCAAAGTTTGTTGAAATAGTGCTTGTTCAAAAGTTGAATTTGCTACAATAATTTCTTTAACAGTTGGTAATATAGGTGCTTTAATTCCCGCTTGTTTCATGCCTTCTGCAAGAATTTCCTGACCACTTGCACCATCAATGACCACTTCTTGGATATCTGCATTTTTCAAGAAATTGATAATCCATGCATTTCCATTACGAATACTTTGGCAATCAATCGATTCAACAAATATACGATCATCTTCAGTTTTTACTGCGATACTTAAGGCAACGTTCGTTCCATCATGGCCATATTTGACACCAGCAAATAATTTCCCTTTGAGCTTTGGTAATTCATCAACGTGAAGCTCATTCCATTCATTTTCTGAAATTGCTGACTTCTGATTGTATTGAATCCAAAAGCCTAAACGTTGGATGTTAAAATCAATATCATCATTACCTACTTCAGATTGAATATTTCGTTCAGAAACTCGTAATCCTAAACTAGGATTCGTTTGATACCATAAATCTTTATCTCTTGGATCCGATTGTTCATCCACACTCCACTCTGCCCATCCAGTATCTTCTGAATTACCATATAAAGTGTTATCCCTTAAATTAGTAAAAACTGTTCCACTTGATATAGGTGTAGGCGGAGTTCCAGTATAGATTGTTTGGGGATTCGGACTTGCAGCAATTGTATACATTAAGGCAGAACGTTGGTCATCTGTATACTCTTGCGCTTCATCTACTACCAATAAATCAAAACTTTCTCCTAGCCCTCCAGTAGAAGTTCTCGTCCGAAAATCAATTCGGCCACCACCAAGCAATTCGATACTCTCATTACCTCTTGCTTTTATACTAGTGAAGTCAACTTGATTCTCATAACCACTTTCTTCAAGTATAGCCACCAACCTATCAAATGCAGCCTTAGAGGTGTTGGTTCGATGTGCAGTATGGAGTACCCGCTCTCCTTCTTCTAATGCATATAATTCACGGATAGCTATAATCTCATTTTTACCGTTTTGACGAGGAACTGAATATCCAAAGTTCATGTGCGTCCAAAGACCTTCACTATTTTTGGCCATAATTGCATTAACCATAAATTTTTGCCAATCAAAAGCTTCTCGACCTGAACGCTCATAATATTCTACGGCTTGATCACCCATAGATTCGTCATAAGGCAAAATTACTGATTTAGTAGGAGTTTGCTCTCCAATTCGAACATCCATCATCTACAAACACCCTTTCAGCTAGTACGCATTAACCACTCCATTCTTTTGTCCAGACATTTTGTCTGCGGCTATCTCCTGGGTCATACTCTACAGTACAACGACATCTGTCATGCCGCCCATATACGCCATCTGGTACATTCGGATATTTATATGTGCCTTCCATTGAGCGACACCAATCACAGGGATCATGACCGTGAGCAACACGAATGACAGTAGGACTTAAACCAGATTCTCCGTGAAAATTAACATTAGTTTCAATTACATCATCAACTACAGATTGACTAAAATTGACAATAGGTTCATCAAGAATCCAAGCTACATTTTCGAAGTCTTCTTCTACACTCACCCGGTTAATAATACTGTCAATTCGATATTGATTAAGCGGCGCTTCAATTCCTTTAATCCCCAATCCTATAGACCGGTTTAAGACCTCTTGAATTTCTGCTGAAGCCTGAGAAATCAGTGTATGATTATATCCCAACGTTGGATTCAGTATTCGTTCTGCAATATTAAAATACATTCTTCCATCTGGGAGGACATCCGCTTTTAAATGCCTTTTAAACACACGTGCTAAACATTCTCCCACTTCTATAGCATATTCATTAGCTTGAACATACGTAGCAGTTCCTTTTTCAATCATTTCTCGAATATTAGCTATTTTTTTACTATTGTTTAACTCGATATTAAAATCTTTTTGAATTCTATCCAGCAATTCTGGAACAACATCAACTACCATTATTCGCACCTTCTATCCCTGTTAGATCTCTTAGGTTTTCATTATCAAAATATCCAGGAACCGCTTGATTAATTTTAATTGCTCCATCACCGATAAGAGAAATTGTTGAAGCATCCGGTTTAAATACTGGTTCCCACTTGGCGACAGAGCGATAGAAGTTGTTGCGTTTATATTCAAAATTATCACGTAAAGAAGCGGCTAAATAACCAACATTCAAGAAGCCTGAGCTAAAGTCACGTTGTGCTTTTTCGGCTTGCAGTCTTAAAGTCTCATGACTCGCTTTAATGGCTTCTGCACTTGATGGATTATCCGATGGAAAACCTAAATCATCTAATGTAAGGCCAGTTTCCCCCGCAAATCCTGAGGCAGCTGTTCGCAACTGTTCAACAAATGGCGACATAGAAGGCACATTAAATTGTCCCAATGTCGGTTTTTCACCATCATCATCTTTCGTAAATTGCAAAAATGAAGATACGGTAGCTTTCCAGCTTTCCATCGGTTCTGCATCTTGAGATAGACCTACTGCATATTTCTGTGGCCATGAATAGAACTCTGCTGTTATATCTGCTCTTTCTAAAGTACGTTTAGCATATTTTTGATAATAGATTGCTGACGGAGTAATACGAGAGCGACCAAATGGCTTGGAAGAGTCTGGTCTATGAATAATGGGCACTAGCAATGGAGCTGGAGCACTATTCTCAACTGACCCCTGTAACTCACCTTCAACATAGTAATCGGTGCGTCCAGTAACGAAATACAATTCTTCAACTGGTTCTTTGTATTTATCACGAGAAAGAACTACATAACCTTCAGTAAGCAATCTGGTAATTGGATCAAGTATCCCGGTAGCTTCTGAACCTTGAATAACTTGCAAGCGCGGTATTTCTTCTTCACCTTCTGATATATAAATAAAGCTGCATGAATTAACTAACGCTGAAAGCTTCGCATCATCAAATAGAATGTCCGCACTATTCATTTGAAATATTTCATTGAGATTGTAATTATCATTCGCAAATTCACGAAAAACCAGTCTGTCTGCTAGACTATCAACTGCTTTTGCGCCCCAACCTAGAGTAGCTCTATACTGGTCTCTTAACTTTGGTGGAATAGTAATTCCTGGGCTAATATCTTTGTTTTTCATGTCATAAATCTTTTGGCGCTCTAAAGCACCTTTTCTATATTTTTTTAATTTTTCACGTAAATATTCAATACCTTTCACAAAATTCCTCCTTTCTAGGGGGTGGGCATAAGTGGCGCGAGAAAATATGCACAGTGACGGCGTGAAGCTCTTTCAAGACCCCACCGAGGGGGGTATGCCCCGCGCTTTCATTATTAAATGTATACCCATATATATCCCTTGTATGTTGGGCACTCGCCTCTTGCGCACTTCTGTATTCCTTTTACTTTTATTTTTGTTTGTTTTGAAGCATCAGCTGTTGATTCATATACAGCAATTAACTTTCCTTCTTTAGAGTATTGTTCTACTGCTTTCTTGTTTGAAGATGTTTTCTTAGCTAATACATAAGCTTCATCAACATCTATGTCTATTGGTTCATGGAAGAACTCACTAGGTAATGCGTCTCCTTTTAAACTATTGCATTGATGGTGTGCTAACTTAACGTTATCCCAGGCATGTTTACCACCACGAGCTAAGGGAACTATATGATCTATAGTCGGATAGTCAGGTCCTACACTTCCGCCTGTACTATCGACAACTCGGTCATGGGGGTTACATTTCTCATTGCATATATAACAGATTCCATGGTCTCTTTTATATAAGATTCTAAGGGATATGTCTTTATCTATAATATTATTAGCATTCAGACGTTTGCTATCTCTTTGTGACTTTACTCTATTCTTACGAATCCTACTACATTCTGACGAACAAGTAAGCGTACGACTTCGGATACTCTCAAACTCAGTTCCACATTCAGTACACTCTTTAGTTTGAATCTTTTGAAGTCTTTCTTTAGCTTTCTTTCTTTGGTTTTCTTCCTTTTGTTTCTTACGTATTTTAAGTCTTTCTTCTAACGGTCCATATCCTTTACGTCTACTATGGAATGTATATCTACAGTCGTCACTGCAGAACTTAGACTGCCAAGCAACTCTTTTGGATACTTCATACCTCTTGCCACAATGTTCACACTGCTTAGTTATCATTCGTTCACTCCTTTAGTAGACTTTACTCTACGCTTAACTTTAATCACGGTGGACTTCTTTTTCTCTTGTTGCTCAAGTTGTTTATTATTTGAATTATATCTTTTCCAGTCTAAACTTTGTGGTAAATTTCTATTCCCAATTACTTGCTGCTTTGTCTCATGTCCTTGTTTAAATATCTTGTCAGACTTCTGACGGTTACATGTCCAGTGAGCTAACTGTAAGTTGTCAATGTCACTTGGATGACCGTTCTTTGCGACTGGAATGATATGGTCAATCGTCGCACTCATTGGATGCGGAACTTTTAAAGAGAAGTCGACAGGATGTCCACAGATTCCACAGGTATTCTCAGTGGCAAGGATACGCTTCTTATTACGTTCATAGTTGGCACGATGGGCGCCTTTTCTATCAAGTCGGGCCATTTCATTCACACTCCAGGGGTATTAATAAAACTTAGATACTGTATGCGTTTCATTCGACTGCATACGGATCACCTCCTTCTAGGTCTGTTCTACAATTAACGCTTTGCCTAGTTCAATCATTCCTATTAACTCTAATGAATTACCACCTTCAATTGAATAAGAGCAATGTAACTGCCCATCCTTCTCATATATAACAATTGCATTGTCTGAACCATCTGCATCACTCAGGGCATCTTGTACTGAATAACCTCGCTCTTTCTTTTGTCGAGCATATAAGAGTTCATTCATGGTCCAGCCCCACGACTTCGGCCTCATGGACACCTCCGTCGTTGGTTTGGACCAA